ATATCCAGAGGCATTAAGTCCTGTAGAGTCTTTATTTAATTCAAGTGGTGGTAATTTAGAGCCACCCTCCAATAGTGGTTTTACAGCTTTTCTAAGAGCATCTTCAAGAGGAGCAACCAATGCTGCAGCTCCTGGAATTTTTTTTATAGTGTCTAAGATTGGAGCTTTATCACCTAATAAAGTTTGCATCTCAACATCAACAGATTGTTCTGGTATTTTAAAATCTTCTAATATCACTGGAGCATTAAATTGTGTAACCCTAAATTTAGCTTTAGTTAAAAAATTAACAATAGCATCGACTTCTAATTGAACTTGTGGTTCAAGTGTTTCTTCAGCTTTTTTGATAGCATCTTCATCTGCACCTGCAAGTTTCAGTCCCTCTTTCTTAGCATCTATTAAATCTTGTTTTAGGCCCATTATTATCTTCCAATTTTGTTTTTAGATTTTTCTATTGACTTTTCTAATACTTGACTATAATCTTTATTTAAAAATTGAGACATTGGGTCACTTGATGGAACTGGTTGTGTTCCATTCATCATATCACCATAGTTTTTTCCAATAACTTCATTCACCATCTTGAGCTGTTTCATTCAGTACATCATTCAGAACTGAATTTTTTGAAAACGATTTTTTTTCAACTATTTTTTTAGGTTGTGGTTGAGATTCAATTGGTTGTTTTAATTCAGTTATTACTTCTTGAATTGCCATAGCAACTTCTTCTCTAACGATTTGTCTGATTATAGTTTTTATATTTATTTTTTTCTTTTTCATAATTACCTCTTTTTTATTTTTCAATAAAATGTTTACCACTTATTATATTATTTAATTTTTGTTCTATTGTTGCTATCTTACCACCCGGCGCCGATAATGGTGACGCTGTTAAATCAACTAATGGTATTGGAGCTCCTGTACACACACCTTGAGCCTCTTTTAGTAATCCTAAAATATCTTGTAATACTTCTAATAACACATTACCTAAAACCATTGGCTCCATTTCAGCACCTTCAACATTTGGATTACCTAAAAATGTTCTTTCAGATTCTACAACTAAATCTTTATTAGTTGATATGGTTAAGTGTCTACCAGTACCAATATGAATATCTTTTATTGATGATAAATAAATGTCATCTCTTTTTGAATTTA